CAGGCCGCCTGCCGGGTGCCGCTGAGTGAGGTTGAGCGGCAGAGATTGCAACCCAGTCGGATAGACAAGGCCATGCCCTGGATACTGGTATTTGGCGGCTTTGCGGTGCTGATGGCGATAGGGGTGTTGGTCAATATGGCGGTCAATTTGTCGGCGGGGCTACCGGCGATGTTTAGCGCATGGTAGTCTGCACCGTCTACGCAGACGGTACTATCAACAACTATGGCTATGAGTCGTACTGGGACTGGCAGGAGCAGTTCAACCGGCGGCTTAACAACCGGCACCAAGAGGCGGAGCCCATCGTCCAGACCTTTAAATGGCGGGAGCCCCGGCAACCTAAGGAGCACAAGCCCAAAGAGCGCAAATATGAGGCCCGCTGGAAGATGTACGAGTCGGGCATGACCGACCGGGAGATTGCGGAGGCTGAGGACAAGACAACCTCAACCATCCATCTATGGCGGGCCGGCAACGGGCTGCCGGTCAACAGGAGGGCACTGTGATGAAAAACACATTAACCGACCTTAATAATCATTTATTCGCACAGTTGGAGCGACTAGGGGAAGAAGACTTGTCTGGCGATAAGCTGTCCGAAGAGATCAGCAGGGCCAAGGCGGTGTCTGACATAGCCACCCAAATCATTGCCAATGGTTCATTAGTCCTAAAAGCCAGAAGCTTTGTTGATGGTTGCATGAGCGCCGATACCAAATTGCCAAAAATGCTGGAGGGTTAGGACTATGGCCCATAAGTACACTCCGGAACAAGATAAGTTTATCCGAGACAACTTCCCGGGGCGCAGTCGGAAAGAAATGACCGACCTTTTCAATGCGCGCTTTGGGACAGATTTAAGCCTTAACCAGATAACGGCCTACACTAAAAACCATCATCTAGCCAATGGCCTCGATACCCGCTTTAAGCCGGGTGCCCCGACCGCATACCAGTGTCCCAAGGGCCGAAGATTATCGGAGTCTACAGAGTTTAAGAAGGGTAACCGGCCTTGGAATTATCTGCCGGTAGGCTCGGAGCGGATTACAACTGAAGGCTATGTGGACGTCAAGATCGCGGACCCGAACAAATGGAAACAGAAACACCACTTGATCTGGGAGGCTGTCAATGGGCCGATACCCAAAGGGCACTTAGTAATATTTGGGGACGGTAATAAACTCAACGTGACTCTGGATAACCTGATCCTTATCACTCTGGCCCAGAACGCCAGACTAAACGGATACAAGCTCAGGCAGACCGATGCGGAGTTGACCAAGACAGCAATAATTATCGTCGATCTAAATGCCAAAATTGTCCAAAGAAAAAAGGGGAAAAGGGGGTAAACAATGAGGGGACCACTACCTTTGATTATCGCCTTGGTCATCGGCGTGATGACCGGGATAGGGCTAAAGATGCTGGACATGGCCGAGCAGGTCATGGGGGTGCTGTAGATGCACGGAATAATGATGAGGAGGATTGGGTTTGAGTATCAAGATTAACAAATTGGAAATCGAAAACGTAAAGCGGGTCAAGGCGGTCAAGATCGAGCCAACCGCGAACGGCCTGACGGTAGTAGGTGGCCGGAACAACCAGGGCAAGACGTCGGTACTGGATTCCATCGCTTGGGCCCTGGGCGGAGATAAGTACCGGCCCACGGAGGCACAGCGTGAGGGGTCAGTCATTCCGCCACATCTTCATATAGTAATGTCCAATGGCCTGGTAGTCGAGCGGAGCGGCAAGAACTCCAGCCTCAAGGTATTGGACCCTAACGGCAACAAAGGCGGCCAGCAATTACTCAATGAGTTTGTGGAGCAGCTGGCGCTTGACCTGCCCCGCTTCATGCAGTCCAACAACAAAGATAAGGCCAATACACTGCTGCAGATCATCGGCGTCGGCGACCAACTATACCAATTAGAGCAGAAGGAGAAGGAGGTCTATAACCGCCGGACCACCATCGGCCAGATCGCTGACCAGAAAAAGAAGTTTGCCGCCGAACAGGCATATTATCCTAATGCCCCCAAGGAACCAGTATCGGCATCGGAACTCATTAAGCAGCAGCAGGACATCCTAGCCACCAACGGCGAGAACCAGCGGAAGCGGGATAACCTGCGCCAATTAGAGCGGCAACTGGAGCAGGTGGACAACCAGCTTAGGGAATTGACTGCCAAGAAAAACAACATACTCTCAGACCTGTCCATCGCTCTCAAATCTGCCCAGGACCTTCAGGATCAATCGACCGCTGAACTGGAGACCAGCATCAACAACATTGAGGAGATCAATCGTATGGTCCGGGCCAACCTGGACAAAGACAAAGCGGAATCGGACGCCCTCGACTATGCCGATCAGTACAACACCCTGACCGTCGAACTGGAGCATGTACGAAAAGCCAAGACGGCCCTGCTCGATGGTGCCAACCTCCCCATGCCGGGACTGTCAGTGGTGGAAGGTGAGCTGACCTATAATGGCCATCGGTGGGACAACATGTCGGCATCTGACCAACTCCGGGTGGCGGTGGCCATCGTCCGCAAACTCAATCCCCAGTGCGGCTTTGTTTTGATGGATAAGCTCGAGCAGATGGATGTTGAAACCTTAAACGAGTTCGGGGCCTGGCTCGAGCAGGAAGGACTGCAAGCCATAGCGACCCGGGTCAGCACCGGTCCAGAGTGCGAGATCATCATCGAAGATGGTTACGTCAAGGACGCAGATAAAACAATCGACACCGGGATTGCTCAGATTCCCAGATTTACGGAAGGAGTATTTTAATGGAGATACAGAGAGGCAAAATCGAAGGGGCCCAAAAGATCGTGGTTTACGGGCCGGAAGGTATAGGAAAAAGTTATTTTGCCAGCAAATTCCCCAATCCAATCTTTATTGATACAGAAGGATCCACCAAACATATGGACGTGGCCCGGACCCCCAAGCCATCCAGCTGGACCATGTTGCTGGAGCAGGTCCGATACTTCAAGGCCAACCCGGCAGCATGTGACACCCTGGTCATTGACACCGCCGACTGGGCGGAGCAACTGGCATTGGCTGAGATTTGTGCCAAGGCCCAGAAGAAGGGCATTGAAGATTTCGGATACGGTAAAGGGTTCACCTACCTCGGGGAGGAGTTCGGCCGGTTCCTGAATGAACTCAGCGACCTGGTGGACCAGGGGACCAACGTAGTCCTGGTGGCCCACGCTACCATGCGAAAATTTGAGCAACCGGACGAGATGGGAGCCTATGACAGGTGGGAGCTCAAGCTACAGAAAAAAGTCTACCCGCTGGTCAAGGAGTGGGCGGACATGGTGCTGTTTGCAAACTATAAAACCTATGTGGTCGATGTCGAAGGGGTAAAGAAGGCCCAGGGCGGCAAGCGGATCATGTACACCACCCACCACCCTTGCTGGGACGCCAAGAATAGGCACGACCTACTTGAGGAGATCCCGCTTGACTTTGATGAGATCAAGCACTGCATTATCACTCGGACTAGGCAACCGGTGGCACCCCCACCGACCAAGCCAGAGCTACCCCAACAGGAGACACTTAAACAGCAGTTTGAGCAGATGGTCAGCCAATCGGAACCCGTTCCGGAGAATATCCCGGCGGATTGGTCGGATATATCTATCCCAACAAATATACCCAGAGCTTTATTTGACCTTATGAAGGAACACAAAATCATGGAAAACGATATCCAGCGGGCGGTGGCCAGCCGGGGGTATTACCCGGTCGATACACCGATAGATAAATATGACCCCAACTTCGTATCGGGCGTACTAGTGGGGGCTTGGACTCAGGTCTTGGGGATGATCAAGGAACTTGAAGTAGTACCCTATTAAAAATTATAAGGAGGATTTATTTAATATGGCGGAAGAAACTGGCAGAGAACTAGGGTGGGAAGATCCCATCGAGAACGACGGCCCGGATTTTACTATCTTGCCGGAAGGTGACTATGACTTCGAGGTTTTAGGCTTTGAACGTGGCCGGCATACTGGGAGCGAGAAGCTGCCCGCTTGTAATAAAGCGGTGCTCAAAATCAAGTTGACTGGCCCCGAGGGGACCACGACTCTAGACCACAATCTATTCTTACACACCAAAACTGAGGGTATCCTATGCGCATTTTTCAATGCCATCGGTCAACGTAAGCATGGGGAACGGATGACCATGAACTGGGGCAAGGTAGTCGGGTCCAAGGGCCGGTGTAAGGTCGTGATAGATACATGGATCGGCAGCAAAGATGGCAAAGAATTTAAGAATAATAAGATACAGAAATTTTACGAATATGAAGCACCCGCTGCGCCGCCCGCGTTTACTCCTGGAGCCTTTTAGGTATGGAGCTCAGACCATACCAGACGGCTGCTAAGGAAGCCATCCAGAGTCAATGGTCCAGTGGAGTCACAAAGACTCTGCTGGTCCTGCCTACCGGCACTGGTAAGACTATCGTCTTTTCTAAGCTGGCGGAGGATTGTGTCCGTGACGGTGAGCGGGTTTTAATACTCGCCCACCGGGGCGAGTTGCTGGATCAGGCCGCCGATAAGATGGCCAAGGCTACCGGATTAGGCTG